GACCAACTATAATGAACCGTTCACCCATTCCGAGGTAGCGGAGTTTATCACGGAGTGCATCTGGCTGGGGCTGGATGTACCTACGGAGGATGAACTGGTGGAATTTTGCCACATCGGACGGGAATACGCCAAGTTAATTTTAAAACACTTAGAAAATGTTTGACATAAACTTATATCATCTGGAAACCTGCGAAACCAGAAAAATTAAAATGCCATTTGTCCCTAACATAGGTCATAGAATTTATTTAGGCGATTTGTTTAAAGAGTTTGCCATGAATGACAATGAACACATGGCCATCGTAAAAGTAGTTGAATACGATATTATGATGAATGAGATATTAGTAATAGTTGAAACACAAATGTGAAATAAATCACTTAAATTTGCAACAATATGGCAACTTACATTAACAAAATCAGTTTAAAGAAAAAACAATTTGGCACTCAGTTTACTGGCTTATCAGAAGACTTTATAGCTCAAATTAAAGAACACACCAACGAAAAAGGGTACTTTAACTTTGAAATCAAAGAACGGCGTGAACCTTCCGAAAAAGGCGAAACGCACTACATAGTTGTAAGCGAATGGAAACCGAAAGCATGAAACACGCTGACGTACTATATTGGATCGAAACGTATCACTACACCTACGGGTATATACCAACACTTGTGGCGATTATGCACGGGTGTAAAATCGGCTACTCATGGGCTACCGTATGCCGTAACGATTACGAAAAATCACTTGTAGCTAAATGCCTTAACGATGCCCCTGCCAAAACGTAACCCATCCGAAACAAAGGTGGATTTCATGCAGCGGTGCATGAATGACCGTACCATGCGCAGCGAGTTTCCGGATGAGGAACAACGCTACGCGGTCTGCCAGCACAACGCCGTGATGGGTGCCGTCAATCAAACCTATACCGATTACCCGCAGGCTGCAACTGCTAATGCCAAACGTGCGTTAAAGTATCGGGATGAAAGCGGCAACCCGAAAGGATGCGGAACGGCGGTGGGGTGGACACGGGCAAACCAACTCGCCAAACGGGAACCGATAAGCCGCGAAACCATAGGCCGCATGGCAGCGTTCGACAGGCATCGGCAAAATAAGGACGTGCCTTATGAGGACGGATGCGGCGGTCTGATGTGGGATGCCTGGGGCGGGACTGAGGGCATTGAATGGGCGCAAAAAAAACTTAAAGAAATAGACGGGGAATGAAAGCCGACAAAGCCAAAATAGTACTTGAACGCATCGCATCTGGAATGAGCCTGAGAAAAGCGACTGAGTTTAACGAGCCGTGTTCAATGGGTGTGTTCTTAAACTGGGTGAATAATAACCCCGAACTTGCGGAGCAGTACGCCCGCGCGCGCGACATCAGGGCTGACATCATCTTTGAGGACTTGGAATCATTATCGAATGAGGAACCGCGAACTGCCCCTGACGGCAAAGTGGATTCGGGATGGGTGCAGATGCAGCGTTTAAAAATTGACACCTACAAATGGCAGCTTGGTAAGATGAAGCCCAAAACATACGGGGATAAAATCGACCTTACCAGCGGCGGGGATAAACTAAGCATAAATATCAATGTCGAGTAGTGTCAATGCCACTATTAAGACCAACCCCGTTTACAAGCCCTTAATCGCTGACCAGTCGCGCTACATGATACTGATGGGCGGGAGCGGCAGCGGTAAGTCCGTATTCGCGGCCCAAAAGATAATCCTGCGCTGTTTTGGGGAGTCAGGCCACCGCATCCTGATTATACGCAAGGTAGCCACCACGTTACGCGGATCAGTTTTTCAGTTATTTAACGACTTACTTTCTGAGTACGACCTGAAACAAGTGTGCGAAGTGAACAAAACAGAGCGGCGCATCACCTTCCCGAACGGGAGCGAAATCGTGATGGCGGGACTGGATGACCCCGAGAAAATTAAATCCATTGCAGGGATCAGCAGCGTGTGGGTGGAAGAGGCAACCGAACTGACAGAGTCCGACTTTAACCAGTTGGAACTGAGGGTAAGGGGTGAAACGGTAAGTTACAAGCAATTCATCATAACCTTTAACCCCATTGATGTAAACCATTGGCTGAAAAAACGGTTTTTCGACCAAAGCGACCCGAATGTAACCACCCTGAAAACCACATACAAGGATAACAAGTACCTCGACCCCGACTATATCCACCAGCTTGAAGTTACCATTCGCAACCGCGAGAACCTATACCGCATATACACCCTGGGCGAGTGGGGGCTGGCTCAGTCAGGTGCGGAATACTTTAAGAACTTCACCCGGTCCGCACACGTGTACCCGGTAGAGTACGACCCCGACCTTCCGATTCACCTTTCCTTTGACTTCAATGCCCATCCCGGTATGCATTGGATAGCCGCCCAGATAACCGGGAGCGAAATACGGGTAATTGATGAACAAAGGAGCGTATCGCCCAGAAACAATACTAAGGGCAGTTGTTACGACTTCAAAGCCAAATACCGAAACCACAATGCTGGGTTATTCATCTACGGTGACCCCAGCGGCAAGAGTGAGGGCACACGCTCCGAATCGGGCCATAACGACTTCAGGATTATAGAAATGGAACTGGCTGAATACCGACCCCAGATGCGTGTACTACGCAAGGCACCGGGGCTGGCCATAAACGGGCAATGGATAAACGAGGTATTCGGGAGCGAAAACGGGGGCATACGCGTAAAGGTGAACGACAGATGCCGCATACTCATTGATGACTTCCTATACCTAAAGGAATCAGCAGACGGGGGCATACTGAAAGAACGTACCAAAGATGCGGAAACGGGCATCAGTTACGAGCGGTTCGGCCATTGCTCCGATGCGTTCCGCTACCTGATTACCTACGCATTCAATACCGAGTTTGAGCGTTTCCAAAAAGGGGATGTTGAAAAGTATTCGTTCACGGGTGCGCGAAGCGGCGTGAAGTTTTGATACCTTTGTATTCTCTTCATGATTTAAGGTTTGGTTTTAGTTGCGCAGAACCTCCCGCTCGGGGGGTTTTGTGTTTTTGATACCCCACAAATTTGCAAACCTCAAACCCGTTCCCGTACCTTTGCCCTATGTACTTCCTGAGAGAATCCGATTATGCCATGCTTATCCAACAGGAAAAGTTGGACACCGTCATTGGTGATGACTGCAACATACAGAGGTCAGCCGAGGCGGCCAGCCAGTCGGAAATCGAATCGTACCTTGCCAACCGCTTCGACACGGCCAAGATATTCAGCCCGTTACTTAACTACACCACAAGTCAAAGTTTTTCATTCTTTGACCGCATATTTTTGGATGCCGATCCGTACTCAATAACAAAGACCTACACCACGGGAAACATGGTAAAGCAGGGCGGGAAGGTATGGCGGTCGATAGCAGGCAATTCTCCCGGTGCATTTAACCCCGTTCAATGGACGGACTTGGGCAACTCGGGACATTATCAACTGAGCGCACCTAAGTGGAGCGAAACGGTTACCTATTCACCCGGTCAGATCGTCCGCATTGATTACTCATTCTACATTGCCACGTTGCTTAATACCAACCTGAATCCGCAGGCACCCAACGGCGGTACGGCATGGCAGTCCATCACGGCACTCGCTGGTGAAATACCCAAGACTTCGCCCTATTGGTTTGCGGGTGACAGCCGCAGTCAGCACATCGTCATGCGCATGATTGACCTTACCCTGTATCACCTGCATTCCCGCATAAACCCGCGTAACATTCCCGAGTTTCGGATAGCGCGGCGTGACGAGGCAATCGGGTGGCTGAGGGATATAAGCAGGGGAACGGTAACGCCAAACCTACCTATAATCATCCCCGAGCAGGGTAACAATATCGTGTACGGCAACGCCATAACGCGTAAAAATCAGTATTATTAATGAAACTATTTGGACTTGACATAACAAGGGCAAGCAACCGGGTTAAGCCCGAGGCGGCAAAGATTAAGCCCGTAGACCGCTCACACCTTCGTGCGGCTCAGGATATTGACAGATGGCGGCGTGCCATCTATGATGCCGAGAATGTCTATAACTACGACAGGCGGCTCATGCAGGAACTCTTTATGGAGTTGGAGTTTGATGCCCACATATCAGCCGTGGTTAATCAGATCGTGGCCGAGATACAGGGTTCTGACTTCCGCATGGCCATTGACGGGGAAACGGACGAGGCGGCCACCAAGGTGATTAAGCACCCGTGGTTCCAGGACTTTATTAAGTACGTTTTGGAGGCCGAGTTTTACGGCTATACCCTAATCGAGTTCGGTAGCAGCACACCGACCGGGTTTGAATACATTAAGTCAATAGACCGCCGCTATATCGTACCCGAATAGAAAGTGGTTAAACGCGACCTTTACGGCTACGGGCGTGAGGGTGGCATCCCATTCACGGAAGCCCCGTA